AAAACTCGGAGTATCAAACTGCAGTTCGCCGCGGTGCTCGCGCCTGAGATCATCGCATTGGCCGACGAATTCTGTATAAATATCGGTTTGTGTACGTGATCGATCGGCCAGTTCTCTTGCCGCCGAGGCAATGATGCCATCGCATTCGGGCGGTAACAGCTCGATTGACGAAAGGCGCCCCCGACCACGCAGTTTGCTGGGCCCGCTCACCTTATGCTCCCGGCCGCGACGGGCGCGGGATGCCTTCGATTTCAATTTCCCGATCGAGATGACGCCCCCCCAGATGGCTCAGGGTTGCGACCTTCACGCTGCCGGCATCAATGAGGGTTACGGCCCCGATTTCCTTTAGCCAGGCAAGTTCGCCATGTACCCAGGCGCGATCCTTGCGAATCCCGAACGGACGGAGTTCATGCACCAGAAGATCGCTGTTCAGCGTCTCGTCGGTCTGTGCGGCCAGGGATTTCAGAATGATCAGCCGCGCCTGCTCGCGAATGAGGGTATCCATATTCATTGCTTACCTCTTTGTTACGGCTTTCACCGCCCACATTGCGCCCTCTTCGATGGCGGTTTGAGCCAGAGATTTCAGGCGTTGGCGCTCACCGGCCAGTTTCCCTCCCTCGGGTGTAATCGACACCTCGTCGATCAGATCAATGAGATCGGCACTCATGCGCTTGATTTGGTCCACCAATGCCTTGCCCGACGGGTTGAAACCGCTGCCGACTCTGAATTCTCCTTTACCCATCAGATCTTCCCCGATTGTTGCAACATCAACTCCTGCATCCGATCGACAATGCTTGCCACCGGCTTCAGACGTTCATTCAATTGCCCAAGCTCGCCATCGATCCGCGTCATCGACAATTCAAGCCGGTGCATCATATCAATTGAGGGCGCGCGCTGTATCCGGTCTTCGAACTGATCGATCTGTCGCTGCAACAGGTCGATTTTCTTGGCATGGTCCGTGATGCGTTTTGAATTGACCCGCGCACCGCTGGTCACCAGATTCCAGATGGTGATCCCGAGAGAAAGCAGGGTCGAAATACCGGCAACCCAAACAAAAAGCGGCGCGACATTCATATCGCCGCCCGTCATTTGCCAGCCCCCCATCGCGTCGCGGCAAAATTCTTCAGGGTGTGACCGCCCATATAAAGAGCCATGTAGACCGAGTTCAGTTGAAACAGCATCCAGAGGTCGGTCTGTGGCAAGGCGATCTTCCAGTAGGCATTGGCAATATGGATGATAATGACATTCCAGAACCAGAGAACGCCAAATCCATACATCGCCAGCGGTCGCCATGCCCATGTCCAGACGGGCTGTTTCATTTCGGCCTTCAGAAGGGAAAACTGCCCCTCCAGACCGGCGGCATAGAGCGAAATCATTTCTGGCGCCATCGACTCGGTTTTGGCAATCGCAGCCTTGACCGCATCCGGATTGCTCTCCGCCAATGCCCCGAGCCCCTCGGTCGGCACACCGGCGCGTCTGGCAACAAGGCCCAGAACATCCGTTGTCAATTTGGCATTCTGCGCGCCGATTTTCTTAGCCAGAATATCCCGGATAAGAGGGGCGCCGACCTCGGCAGCCAGTGAAATTAAAGCGGGAACCATATCAGAAACTCCGTAAGATTGAGGCCAGTTTGGGAAAGCGTGACTGGAGTTTTACGGCAACCGCATCGCGATAAGTAACCGCCAGCCAGATGAGCCAGCAGGCCGCAAGCGCCAGACCGATCCAGACGATCCAGTCCGCCATCGCCATCCCGCTCAACTGATCGCGAACAACGCCGGTTTGTGTATCCGTTGCCGCGACGGCGCCAATGGCGGCAGGGGCCTTGATCTTCTTCTTGGCATCAATCATCCGGCGTACCGATGACAGCGTTGCGCGCCCGATGACCCCGTCACGTGTCAATGCATGATCGCTCTGATACTTGATGACCGCAGGGCGTGGCAGGCCGCGTTTGTCTGTACCCGGATCATATCCGAGTTTTCGAAATGCGGCTTTCAAGGCTGCAATTTCGGACGGGGCATAGGGAACCGCGAATGTTGCAAGACCCGATGCTGTCTTTCGCTTGAGTTGGGAAGAATAGAACCCTCCCTTGATCAGCGAATATTCTTCCTCCCGGCGACGCTTGAGGCCAGGCATAATCTTGCCTCCGCCCCGGATCCAGTTCAGCAACCCACGATGAACCCCTGGCCAATCGCGTGCCCGCCAGCTTTTAACCCAACTCGCTTTACCAATTGCGCCGGTATTCCAGTGAAAGCTGACGGCCCCGTCAAATTCATTCTGCTTGGCAGCGCCCTTACTAGCGGCCATAGCCTTATTGACGGCCGGTTCATAATTTCGCTTCAATGCCTGTTGAAGAAGGTTAGAAGCCTCAATTTTGGAGATAACCATACCGGCCTTGGGGGCCACGACGCCCGAGGACTTCGTCAGCCCCGCGCCAATGGTCCAGACTCCGACGGGATCGCGATACGCCTTCAGAACCACACCCTCGTGGCGCTCGAGAAATTTGATACCTTTTTCGCTCGTCTGCATCTTGCCCCCATGGGAATATCGGGGCTTGTCCGCCCCATTGGCCATGGGGGCAGAATGGATCAGCAGGCAATCGTTATACACTCACAAGGGTTTGCGTAGGGAGGGGGCAGTTGCCTCAGAACAGGCTTTGTTGGCGCGGATCACCGAGCTGTTTCTTCAACCATGACCGCACAGAAACATCACTGACGTGCAATGTGCGCGCGATTTCTGAAACGGGCAAGCCTTTTGAGCGCATCACGCCCGCAATCCAAGGTTTGGCGGTCGGAACCCGCGCCGGGAGGTGATCGGAAACCCCCGCCAACGCGCGGGCTTTTTCCGGCCCGACAAGGGCGCTGAGGCGCGAGCGTTTCTTCGGATTGGGCGCGATATAAAGTTGCGCGCCACCAAACGCCATCAGGAAATCAACCGCCAGTTCGCACCCAAGAATGCGCACATATGTTTCCACATGCGCGGGGGGTTGGGGATAATGGCGATCACTTCCGTCAGGCATTGTCTGCCTCGCCAAACCGATCCGGTTGATTGCCCCAGACGTCATGCCCTTGCCATGCTTCGCGCGCAAAAAGTTCGGCAAAATGATGACGTGGCAGCAAACGGTTTATCAGATCCCGCATCTCGACGGGTTTGCGGGAGTGTTCCCGCCGCAAAGCATCAATCGAATTCGGGATATCTGCGACGGCAAGGATCGCATTTCGTTCTGATCTGGATGCAATTTCTGGGCACCCTATGGACCCCACGAGGAACGGTTCCGTCGCACTACGAAGGACATAACCGGTTCCAAAAGCCAGCTTCCAGTTGCTGGTTCGCTTGATCCATGCGCCGCCGGTAACATAGCGAAATCCCCAAGATTTCATGACATCGAGTGCTAATGGCAAATGCGGCCATGTGGACCAGAGAAACAGATAACAATCAGGGCCAGCCAGATCCGCCACTGGCAGGGATTTTATCGCCTCGGGCGACATCGTCGGATAATGGGATTCCGGGCTCTTTGCATATCCTTTTTCCGATCGCATGGCATATGCCCAAGGTGGATCGGCGAGGATCGCGCCGTATTTCAGGGGCGTAAGATCAGCAAAAGGCCAGTCCGAGATCATCAGATGAGACCTCCGCTTTTGCGGCGGCATGACTGGCAAAGGCGATTATGTGGTCCTTCAGAGAGGAAATCTCTCTTGCAGCACATACACGGACGGTGGCGGTGATGTTCTGCCCTGAGCTCGATATCTAGCTGACGCTCGGCCGGGATGCGGCGTTGATACGGCCCGGCTATACGGTTGTGCGCGCGGCACACCAAATATCTTCCTCCAAAGTGGCGGATATGCAGATCGCCCGCCATTCAAAACAGGCCGATCTGAAGAAGGCGGCCGATAAAATAGATACCGGAAACAACAATAATACCGCTGGAGATGGTCATTAGAACGACCCATAAAACCATCATCCAAACCGGCGTGGAAACCGGTTCCGGTTCGGGCATCTGAGCCATGTCAGGCATTGGAAAATCAGGCGGCAACATGGCGCCGACCTTTCCGGGATTTTCTGATCCGCGCGCCGAAGTCATTCATTACCGCCCGCCAATCGGCATCGCCCACGGCGACAAGATTTGCCCTTGGTCCGGTGATCGCAAAAACCGCCGCCTGAAATTTCGCAAAACTGGCATCGCCAAGATTGGGCTCCAACTTCAACCATTGAGCCAAGGCAACTTTCGCACCATGCTTTTTCAACCACTCCAGTCGATCAAAGTTTGACCAATCAACACCACCTTCGCGTGCGATCCACGACTTGAGCGCCTCGATGACAACGCGGGCATCATCTGCATCCTGCAAGAACCGCGTGTCATCAATCCCGCTCTGGCGTTTGACAAAGGCCAGCAAGGCCTTGTCGGAACGATTGCGCACAAGACCAAGGTTCCACGCGCTGATCCACAAAGCCTGCAACTTAGCCGCGAACGGTCCGGTCAATGGACGGCGCTTGATCTGGCGGCGAAACCCCAGACGGCGCAGTTCAGCAACCACGCTTTCCTTATCCGACGGTGTCATTTCACGAAGACGGCGTTTGCCGGTCACCCGCTCATAGAGGTCGCGGCGGTCGTCTTCTTCCCCGATGCCGAGTGCGCGGATCCCCGCATAGATGGCTTTGACTGCGCTCATGATCTGACCCTCACGCCTTGGCCAGATCAATGGTGACCGCGTGCCACGGTGCATCGAAATGTTCGCGCATATAACAGCGCACATAGGTTTTAGAGCCAACCACGCGCATGGCATCGCGGATCGCCGTCATGGCGCGTTGCCAGCGGGCGTCATCGATGTCCAGCCTCAGCAGCATGAAGATATCGGCCCGGTTGATCTGCCCTGCCTTGTCGGTATTGAACGCGCGCGTCACGATTGCGCGGATCTCCGGGCGGCTGGCTGCCGACCATTCGTTCAGGCACTCATCAACCAGTTCCTTGGCAATCTGCAATTGTGGACCAAAGTCGATATGATCGGCCACCTGAACCTGTACCTTCATCAGACCATCAAAGGACATGAAGGTCTTGTTGCCCTTGGCCCCGCCCTTTGTGGCGCCATATTCTTGGGCCAGCAGGGCCTCAAAGGCACTGAGGTCGTCAAACGTGTGGGCCTTGAAACGCGCAACCTGTTCGGAAAGTTCGATCGCATAGCCGATGATCCGACGAACCGTTTCATCTTCCAGTTCGTCTTGCGCTTTGATCAGGCTGACCGGGGTCAGTTTGCCTTGCGCATCTCGCATATGGTCAACGCCATCGACAGTGACACGACCGGATGAGATATGGGAATGGGTCATTCGACTTTCCTTTTGCTGGCTCGGAATTGGACGTCGGCGTCATCATCAAGGACCGCCGCGACAAGTTTGGATGTGGCAATTTCTTCAAGGATGCGTTCGACCAGTTTTTTCACCGGGATCAAGCGCAAACTGGCTTGGTACTGAAACGCATCAAGGGTTCGGGGTGAGATGATGATGCTTCGCGGGCTTCGCGGACGGCCCGACGACCTGTATCTTGGAACGGTCATGCCTGCCCTACGGGCCGCATGGAGATATGCGTAAACCGTTCCCGGTTTGATACCCATGAGGACGGCGATCTCGCGGGGCGATTTTCCGGCGCGTGCGTGGCGCACACATTCGTTCTGGCGACTCATGTCAGCCTTCCTTTCCGTTTCGCGCACAGGCCGAGCAGGCCCGGAACATCCGCACCCGCAAGCTGTTGACGTTGACGAATTTTCGGGACTTGCGGCGCCACAACTGACACTCATCGGTTGGGATCACACCCAGCGCCGGGCAGGTTACGGACGCGTTCATGAATGCGCCCCGAACAGCCTCTTCAAACGAGGCCATGTCACCCGGATACTTGGCGCGAAGAACCTGGCTGATCATGCCTGGAGACCGGTTCAAGCGCTTGGCAACGGCCACCTGGTTGGTGCGTCCACACTCATCGGCCAGGCATTTGATCCAGTCGCTGAGAGGTTCGCCCCAATGCGCGCATGCAATTTCCAGCGGTCCGCTCATGATACACCCCCGAGCTGATCTTCTGGTTGATAAATTTCTCCGGTATTGGGATCAAAGACGCGTTTCACCCGCTGGATCATCGGCGCGCGCGGCCCGGTGTTACGGATCAGGCGGTAAATGGCCTGCTGACGCCCCGGAACAGCCTTCTGAAGGCGGCGCAAATAGCCCGTGCGATAGAGAAAGCTAAGATAGGAAGCAGCGGTTGCGGATTTGACCGTGACCTCGTCTGTGGTTGCATGAATGGTGATATCGCGCGGTGAAAACTGCGCCATCATCCGCATCGTGCGCCACATGTTTTCAACACCCGCACCTTGCGTGACCGGGCTGCCGTCGGTGCGCAAACGCGGCGCCAGCACACCCGTATATCTCAGCAGACGAAATTCCCGAACACCACTTTCTGGATTATGTGACGTTTCCAGCAAATCCGCCGCCTCAAGGCAGCCAAGATAATCTGACGTCGTTTTGCTATTGACCTTCGCCGCGCGAGATAATTCCGTCAGCGTCCACCAGGCCGTAAGATCTTGCTCAAAAATATCCCAAATCGCTTGCCGGTTGTTGCGCGCCATCGGGGCCGGCTGTCTTCCTACCCGCCCGCTCATGCCCGGATCCTCCGGGGGGCCGGTGGGCGACCGGAAAAGAAACTCTGGTCGTTCCAGTCTGCAAGCGTAACCGCCTTCATGTTGCGCAGGCGCGCGAATTTCAGAACGTGGTCAAGGTTGTTGCAGATCCGGCGGATCGAATGGTTGGATTCCGTCAACAGGCGCTGTTTCAGTTCACCGTCAAGCGTGACATTTGGACAATAAAGCGGCGCAAGATATCCAACGTCCTCAAGAACACCCGGTTCGGCCGCCACCCAGTCGAGCATACGCCCATGCACGCGTTCCCAGCGTTCCAGCTTTTGCGGCAACATCTCTTCGCCAAGCAAGATGACCGGCGCACCCGAACTCTCGTGGATATCGCGTACGATTTCGATCATGTTCTTGGCGACCAGGTGGTCCGCCTCATCAATCAGAAGTGGGCGGTCTGAACGGGCAAGGTTTTCGGCGATTTGGCGCACCATGTTGGCGGTCGTTTTGGCCGGTGCAATGCCCATATCTTCCAGAATGGCCTCACAAAGGTTCTTCTTTGTCCAGACCGACAAAACCTGAACGTGGTAGGCCTGAAACTTGTTAGCCGAATAGATTGCGGCAGTGGTTTTTCCATACCCGCTGGGGCCATAAAATGTCGCCATGCCCGGCAAGCCATAACTGCGGGTTTTCAGACGTGTGATCAGTTCCACCAGGGCCGCAACGTTGCGCAGCGGTGCAACCGAGCCACCTGTATATCCTTCGGTTTTCATATGCTCCTCACTCTCTTTGGCGCGGGCCGGGGGCTCTCAGTCCCGGCGGACGCATTATCCGGCGAACATTTGCTCGCCGTATTCTTCGAACATCATCTGCTGGGCTTTGAATTCGGGTTGGGTGCGATAAACGCGCAGCCAAGCGGCATCCGCCTCGATCACCGCGCCACCGTTGCGAAGTTCGGCTTCAAGGTTAAGGGCGCGCTGGAACCGTTCACGCGGGGTTTCCTGCGGCTTTCTTGCCTTGGGCTTTGACGCAAACTCGGCAACGAATGCCGCATGGGCCGCCGGGTCGACGGGATTTTTCCGAACTTGGGATGCAGGGCGGCCGCTGGCTTCTGAAGCGGCCTCAAGGGCAGCATTTGAATAGCCTTCAGTCTTTTGCGGAAAGGCCACCATGACATTGGCCCGGCGCTCTCCATCGCGCCTCAGCGCATTGGCAACATCGCGTGCCTTGAGCGAGCGCATCGAGCGGCGGAAATCGACCATCCTTTCCTGCTCATAGGCTTTTTGCATGGCCTTGGCCTTGGCCGTCACCTCAATTGGTGACATGCCCGCCAGTTCCGGACATATGGCCTCGCCCAGAAATTCCTCACTCACCGGATCAAACAACATGATGCGCCCAAGATCGGCGGGATCCATGCGCACCAGAACATCTGTCCCCGGCATCACCCCGAACGGCAGATAATGCGCCCCGTCAACCCGCACGCCCTGTTTGCCAACCCGCCGAATGCCATCACCCGACGCAATCGGCGCGAGCAACACATCAAGCGCTGCTTCATGCTCAATCTTGCGAATAGGTCCGGCATATGCCGCTGCGGCCTCAAACGGTGTGCGCCCGCCAAGGCCGGCGTGACTGTCATGGCCATAAATCGTGTCGCACCAGGCATCGCACCAGTCCTGAAACTCGCCCATATCCATCTCGACACCGAATAATTCAGTGTCTGACGCACCAAGGCGCTTGCTGAAGGCTTTGCGGTTCTCAATGATTTTCCGGTCGGCAACAGAATGGCCGATAAAGCCGGGACAGGTCGCGAGATCGCGCTGAAACGTACCGATCACACGCTCGACGTTGCCTTTCGTTCGCGGCTCATAAGGCGGGGACAATTCAACCTCGATCCCCAGCGCCGAAAGCAGGCGTTTTGTCTGCCGGGCAACAAAATCGCTGCCATTATCGGTTTTGATCCGCTCTGGAACGCCCCATTTCATCAGACATTTACGCGTCAGGAGACCGACGGCCGATGCACGCGGCGTCTTTGATACCAAAACGACGGTGCGCCGCGAATAAATATCAATCGCCATATAAATTGAATGCCGGCCGGTCGTCAGCATGACATCGGCAGGGCTGGCATCGACCTGCCAGAGTTCATTCAATCGCTCGCATTTGGTGCTGCCAGTCGCGGTAAATTCGATTTTTGAGCGATACCCGTCAGGATCGGTCAAACGCATCAGTTCGTTGTGATACTCTTTGCGCCAGGATTTTAGCGCGATCTGAAACATCCGGACCGTCGGCAGCGGCACGTCGCGCACCTCGCCAGTCTTGGCGTCAGCGATGCCCAGATGCGCGCCGAACCGGTCACGCACCAGCGCGCGCAAATGTTTGGCCTTCAGAAACGGTTGATTGGCGATCGCGGCAATGATCAGATCGCGCACCGCTCCGTCTGCGGCCCGGTCGAGTATGCCAGAACCGCGCGGGCGACCGCATTGGGCCACTTGACTGCCAACTACAACCGCCTTGCGCCAGCGCGCCAGTGTGCGCGGCGACAGCGATGTTACAGTTGCCTTCAACCACGCCGGAAACTCAATTGAACCGGCGTTGAAAATCTCGCAGAACAGGCCATCAGAGGCCGTTTGCGGCAAATTGTTGTCAGATTTGAACCGATTGGCCAGCCGCAAAAGAACGACCCGCGCATCAGCTGAATTTGACATCGGAGCATCCGTGAGTGGTGGTCTAAGATCAGATGCTTCGATATTCAGATGATGCGCGAGCCAGGTGGTGCGCGAAGGCACGGGCAGTAAGTCAATGTGATATTCCAGTCCGCCACCGCCAGATCGGCCCTGGCGGATACGTGATTTCGGGGTTCCGGCCCAGTTCATGCGGTCGGCAAGCCTGCGGATGGACCGCTCGGTCGTAGGCAAATCCGGCATCAGGCCCGCCGCCGCCGCATTCGCAATTTCCAGTGCCGAAAGCCAAAGCATTAGAGGGTCGTGCCTCCACTTTTGGACTTCAGGACTTTGTGCATTCTGTGCTTGAACTTAATGTAGTTCAGATAGACCCCCATCGTGTGGTCATGGGGGTAAAGCTTTGATCGAATATCCGATACCACATCACAGGCTGCACTATATTCATTTCGCAACTTGTCGATTTCACCTTTCGAGAGATCCGGGTTTTCCAACTCGTCGTCGCTGGGCCACGGCTCGCCATCGCGGTATGACACCTTTTCCATACCCAGATCGCGCATGACCGCGACTTTTGCATCGTGGATGTTCATGCCAACCACCCCTCTTCGCGGGCAATCTCGAGGGCTACGCTTTTGAGTTCGCGGACAATTCCACGTTTGTGACTGAGCGGCATCCGTGCAATATTTGACAGGGTGCGGGCAAAAAGTTTGTCCGCCTGCGGGTTCAGCGTCCCGCCATTGGCCAATGTGATCGCGTCAGGGACGTTTCGCGCCTCGGGCGGCGTACAGAAAAGTTTGTCGCAGACATTTTCCTGCATTTCAGCGGTTTGTTCGGCCAGCAACTGTAAGCCTGCTTGATGGTCTTCAAGCCATGTGGTGCGGATGCGGGCTTTGGTGTCAACCGTGAGGTTGTTTACGATCTGTCTGGCGCGTTGCCGCTGTTTAATAGAAAATCCAGCTTTTTCAGCCGTTTCCGACCAAAGCGACAAAATGTCGTTTTGTTTCTCGCGCGCCAGCCTAACATTCGCGCTCCGCCGATCGCCGCCATGTCGTGCTGACGGGTCAAGACGCTGCCAAGTCTCGTGCAATTCCGCCAAATACTCGGCGCGCTCCAATTTGCTGATCTTCTTACGATCAATATTCGCCATGATCCGTGCAAAGTTAACCTGATCAGCCGTTGTGTCGTGTGATAAGATGTTCGCTGAGATGCTCTTCCAGTTGAGAGCGCGCACTGCCGTTATGCGATGTTTGCCATCCACAAGGCACAATCCTTCTGGGCGCTCAACAAGCAAAACGGGTTGCAAAAGGCCCTGAAAATCAATGTCCTGCCGCAGAACCTCAACGAC